GCAGCTCTCATTACTACATGATGAGCTAGCGCAAAGGATGGCCAGCTGCTGTGAGCACCAAGAGGTTGACCGACACTCCACCTATAGGGTTTACCCTTGTAGGTGAAATCTCTGTCAACCATGAGTTCTGACCAGGCTTGAGAAAACTCTTCATCAACTAGCTTTTCCATTATCCTCTTCTGGAGAGATAAGGGAAATCGATCCGAGGCAGATGTCAAATCTATTGAGATTGCGTTCCCATTTAGGGTCCACTCTTTCATAAGATTGACTCCTGCCCCTTGATCGAAAGTACAATCTTCTGGAATTTGTTTCAGAATTTTGCTTAGCCCGTTGTGAAGTGGTTTTAGGACTATCTGAGTCCAATAGTCTACCATTGCGAAGACTCTGTCTTTGCCTCCCTTTTCTCGTTTAATAGCGAGTCGGGAGTGGCAGCCATTAGATTTGGATATTCCTTTTCTTAGTCTAGGTAGAGTCCCTTGAAGATTATCTTGATCGCTAGATCTCGATATTATCAACAAGAGATTGTTGTATAGATTGTCAGGTAGTACTGACAAATCTTGCAACGAGCAAACGGTTGCTTGACCGTTTGGTCCTACCTTACTTCGAAGCTCAAGTTTGATGGGATCTAACTGTTTAGGTTTGATTTTCCACTCTGGGTTTAAACCCAGGTGTATTATCTCATCTAACAGTTCAGAAGGAATCTCAGGCCCGGGCTCTTTAATAGAGCTTAGGTCTGGGATTCCAGGCGCCAGGATGTTCCGGTAGTAACCAAGGATGGATAACGCTGCTTGCATAGCTTGCGGCGATTTTCCATTGCGACGTACAAACGTCTCAATGAACTCAAACTTACGGGGAAAACCCCGTTTGTTAGTGTTCAGCCAAGGTATCACCACCGGATCATCCACTAGTGAACGGAGACCTGAAAGGTAAACACTCTTCAGTCGTTTGACTGCATTGTGTTTTCCCTCAGATCTGACCCATCTATCGACGATTTTGATATATCGCTCGAAAAGATGATGTACCGTCGTCCCTGTTTCAAGTTCTATAACTTGAGGCAGAAGACTCCGTACAGCTTTGAATGGGCTGTAAACCATTTTTGGTTTTCGTCCTTTCGGACTGTTACGTGATGGTACTTTCATTGGTAACCTCCATACATGAAAATGTGTGTGTGGTATATGTGCTTTCCCTGACTTGCAGGTGCCCAGAT